GTGCAAACTCCAGTATTCAGGTTTGTTATTTGAACTGTGTCCCCTGCCGCAAACAATCCGGTATTTACTGTAATAGTTGTTGCGCTTGTACTAGACATAGAAATGCCCGTACCAGCATCAGCCGCTACTAAAGTATAATTTGCGGTTTTAGCAGATGCCGCGCCACCTAGCATTGCAGTTTGTTGTAATGATGTCATTTGTGCGGCGGTTAGAACCTGCCCTACACTAAACGATTGTTTTGCCATTTACACACTCCTAATAAGCCAAAGAATCTTCATCAAGTAGTCCATCTACGGATGAGTTTAACACAAAGCCAACTGCAAAAGGTTGAGCGCATGTAAAGGTTACTAGGAAAGATTTAGGGGTTATTTGATAGGTAAGACCTGTTATTACGCTATCTGTTACCACATTGCCAGCCGGCAAGGTTTGAGTTACTTCTATTGGATCAAATACATCTAAATTTAAAGCCGCTACAACCCGGCTAGGATCATCCTCACCAAAGGCATCAACTGTTAAAGAGTTCAACTGTATATTTACGCCTTGCTCTTTACGGCTTGCAATAATCATTTGTGCCTGATTTAGCGCATCCGCTTCTGTTTGCATAATGCCGCTTCTTACCCGGCTATGTTGGAAATAATCATCAATGCTTGCCGTATCGCTGGCAGTTTGCCCGGTCAATCCTGTTGGGGTAACTGTTACTTTATTGATCATTTGATAATCTGATATGTCAAACTCCACTGCCTGATAGGTAATATCACCTGAGCCTGGCACATCACTAAAGGCTGTTGCCGCACCACCTGATGCGGTAATGATGTCGGTGCGTGACATAAATTTTGCAAAACCGCGTTGATCCATATAAAACGCACCTAGATCAGTACCTTCAACTTCCTGGCATGCGGCTAACAATGACCTTGAATTACCGGTATCTGCCTGCACTGTTGTGGTTGCGGTTGTAGATATATCACGCATACCCCCCGGCCATTCTCCGGCATCTAACAAACTTGTAATTCTTTGTGCGGTAGTTTGTCCTGCACTACCACCACTAACTGATGTAATTGTAGATAAGTTTAATAATTGGAATCCATCTACACATGCCAAAGTTACATAGGCTGGATCAAATCCGGTAGGGCTTTGATAATTCCATTCTTGTACATACATAGAACCTAAGTTATATGTAATGCCTAAATAGTCTGCCGTAAAGCGAATCTTACGCATGGGTTTAATTTTGCCATACAAAGAAGAACCGGTATTGGCTGGATTAAATTCACCGGTTTCATCAACAAATGTAATGCGTGCAGAACCGCCAATAAAAGAATCTGATGATCTATTAAAAGCGCGGCGTATGTAACATTGAGTTACTAAAGATGTTATGTCTACAACATCAGCCGCCGCCGTTCCCAAAACTGAAAAATCTAGCGGCGTTGAAGGATCATCTAATACTAACGCTGGATCAAATGAAGCACCGCCGGAGAAGTCAATCTCAGCCCTAAATATTGCGGCTGGCATTATCTTCCTAAGTTAGTTAATTGAGTTACCGCACCTGATCGGTTTAAGTTATACAAAGCATCTTGAATTACAGATTGTAATTGACCCTCTGAAATAACTGAGCCGGCTACATTTACAACTACATTAGTACCCATGCCACCCATTTTGTCTAATGGGATAACCGCTTCTGATCCGGCTTCGCCAATTAGTGCAAGGGTAGGCTGATTTACAATACCACCATCTGCCATGCGTGGTACATCAAATAGTTTTTGAAAATAATCAACCGCTTGTGCTGTATATCTTGCGCTTGATCCGGCCATAGCCGCATTTAAGCCTTCTTTTCTTAAATTTTCAAAAACTTCCTGACCTAATTCATTTGGTGCTTCGCCAGTTAAAACTGCTTCTTGAAATCTTTTTGATGTTGTTGTTTCAAATTGTTGTTGTTGATAATCAAAAGTTTGACCCAATGGAATTTTCTTTTTGCTTATTTCATCTAGCAATGCCAACATTTTACGCAACTCATCATTAGCGGCAAACAAAGCGCGTAAATAAAGCAATACTTCGGTTGTGGTAATTCCCCACTTTGTAGCCAACATTTCAATTTCACCAGTTGTTATTTGACCATCTTCAATAACCTTCAATACATCTGCATAGCGTTCGGCTTCATCAACGGCTTTTTTAGTACCATCTGCTAACTTCTGTAATATCTTTACACGCAACTCATCTTCGGCAGATAACTTGCGGCTTAGTGCCGCCTGTAAGTTAATGCGATCAAGATCAAACATGGATTCTAGTTCGGCTTTCTTTTTATCTAAAGCCTGTTGTGCCAGTTTTTCTTTAGTTAATTTCTTTTGTTTGTTTAAGGCTTCAGCCGCCATCTTGTCTAATCGTGCTTGTAATTTGGCTAATTTTTCGGCAATGGCTTTTTGTTCGGCGGATTGTTCTAAAGTATCCCCTGTACTTTCAGCAATCTTTTTACCTTCTTTTGCTAAACCTTCAAACCCTTGTAACCACCCACCAATGACAGGTATATTTTCTGCACTAAACAAAAATTTAAGTACACGATTGCCTTCAATTTTTTTGGCTAAACCATCAAAAGCATTAGTAATTTTTTGCGCTTTATCTGCCAAAGCAATTAAAATATAACCACCATTTAAACCTAATGATTCTAATCTTGAACCAAAATAATCAGAAGCATTGCCACCACCAATTAAAATTTCGGTTGCAGTAATAAAGCCTTCACCTAAACTTGTTTGTGCCGCACCTGCACTAATTTTTAAATTATCTAATTGGCCACCAAATGTTTCAGTGGCTCTCTTAGCCGCGCCACCAAATTTTAAAGTTAAGTAATCTGTAATCTCTGCTAAGCCAATTTCTTTAGCAGTTACCGCATCAAATCCTAAGCCTAATGCACCTAACGCCTTAAAGTTGCCCCGGCTTGCTTTACCTAACGCATCTGATACCTGGGTTAAATCAACACCTGCGCCTACGCTGGTATCTACGGCAACATTGAATAAATCTTGCGCCTTTGTTAAATCGGCAGTTTGTATAATCAACCCATTGATTGCCGGGGTTAATCTATCTTTAGTAATATTTGATGCTTTTTCTATACCGCTAATAAAAGAATTTACACTAGGCAGTTGATCTAATTGATTGATTGATCTTAAAGATTGTTCAACTGATTTATCTAATCTTTCCTGGGCTAAAGCCGCTTGTATAGAATTTTTTGCAAAAATCGCCATGCCAGCCGCGGCCGCAATTGCGCCGGCTTTGGCAAAAGATTTTAATCTGAATGTGCTAGTAGCAACTACTTTGTCAAATCCTTTTAACTCTTTTGTAGCACGCTCTAAACCTTTTTTATCAAACTTAGTCAAGAAGTTAATCGCAACATATTGACTTAGTGCCATGATTAACCCCTAAATTCTTTGCCTAGATATTTTTTTAATACTCCGTATAGATTATCATTTACTTGGCCACCTAATTGTTGTGATGCCCTATAAATCAATCTTTTTTCTTTGTATTCTTGCGCTCTAGCAGTACCTTGTAATTTACCAATAAATGCTTCACTAGCATTTGGGTTACGGCTTATGCGCCTAGTTCTTCCGCGTGAGCGTGATGATCCAAAACCTGCCAACTCATAAATTATACCTGGTACAGATTTATTTATCACGGCTATTGCGGTTACACCAAATGTAACGCCTTTAATTCTTTGTACTTTACTTTTAGCCGTGCTTACTCTTATGCCGCGTATAACTTCTGTTTGCGACCACTTCCAACGGCTTCTTTTATCTTGACCAATAGTTCTACCCCGATGTACTTGATCATTAGCCCAACCCCATTGTGGCGGATAACTTGGCTCAACATCACGCCATCCTGGGAATGGTGAGTGTGGTACAAAACTTTGCGCTAATTTTGCAACAGGCTTAACAGCCTTGCTTAATTCCCTTCTAAATTCTTTTTGTAAATCAGGATCTACCTTTTTCATTTTTTCAAGAAGTTCAGTTAAATTTTCAACATAGATTGATGGCACTGCCGCCAATGATCTAGTACGGCCAGGAAGTTCTGCGTATCTTGGCTTAATCATTACTTCCGCCTAACTGTTGCCTTCTTGTTATTGTAATATTTTTCTTGCAAGATGGCTTTAATTGCTGAATAAATCGCTGGATCAACCTCTAATAAATCTTTAGGGCTAATGCCTGTTGCCACCGACACGGAAGCGACTTCATAAATTGACCCGTGCCGGTCTATCCATTTTTTGAATCGTAAACCAAATCAACATCTGAATATTGATTGATGTAATCATCTCCAAAAAGAAGTTCGGTTTTACCTGCATCTTTTTCTAAACGCCAGGCAAACCACCACAAATCCGATTCCATTTGTAGTTCGCCTAGTCGCTTACGCCATCCGGTTTTAAATTCGGATTCAAACGCCACCTTTGCGGATGGCGTAAGATCATAGGTTACTTTCTTACCATCTTTTTTAACAATTTCAATTTTGTGCATTGTCCCACCCTTTTCTTATTACGCGCTTGTTGATTTTGTTAATGCCGTTACAGGAAGCGAAACGCTAACTGAGGCTACCGCATCAACAGCACCATTTACAGGTGTCCATGATGTGATAAGGCATGACATTGTATAACTTGGATTCGTTGCGGTTACTGTTCCTGACACTGGTATCAATTTGATATTCAGTTTAGTGCCTAACGCATCTTCAAATAATGAGTTCACTGATGCTGATGCAAAATCATTGTACAGTTCAAGATTTAGCGTTGGGCGTTCAATCCCACCGATCATGTTCTGTAAATTATCATTCATAGCAGTGATCTCAACCTGATCAATTTCGCGTGCAAGGCTTACAGTGCTGACATGATCAGTAATGGTAGTTGTACCTACAATCACGGCAACTTTATTACCCATAAATATGGCCATAGTTTTTCCTCTCTTACTAACCTATCAACTCTACTGAATATTGATAACTTAGGTAGTCAATATTAGCGGATGTTATTGTTCCAGGGGATGCAGACACAACCCTCAGAGTTTGTACAGCACCGCTTAATGTTTTATCAGCCTCAATCGCGGTTTTAATTGAAGTTGAACCGGATGAAGCAAGTAGCCCATCCAATCTTTCCTGCCCATTTCTTTCACTCATTCTACCTACTACAACAATGATCTGACATGATGCAGAATCAAAACCCCGGTTTAATGTGTAGTCATAGTTCATAGATAATTGGCCAACTATTGCAAAGGCGTTGTTGGTTGGGATATTTGTAGAATCAGGAACATAATCAAATACACGCAATCCAGTTATTGCTTGCAGTGCAGTTTTTAAATTATCTCTAACTGTACTTGGGGTCATGCAACCACTTCTTTTTTATATGCTCTAACCATTGCAGTTACATCTCTACCTATTGGCGACATTCTAACTACGCCTAAATCACCTAATCCTAATATGCCCCCCGGTGCATCTTTACGCTTGTATAGATCGGCGGTAAGAATTAAACAGGCCATATTTATATCATCCGGCACTGACGGCCAGCCCCATTTTGCAGTTACTTGCACACCTGGGCGTAATCCATTTTGTGTTAGCCCTGGAAATATTGGCCAGGTTTCAGTATTAGATACCATTGTCAATTGCGTGTATGGGCGGTTCAAAGATGGTGCGGTTAATGGGTCTAAAATATAATCTTGATTTAAAGTTAAAGTTTTGGCATATGTACCGTTGCCATTTGAATCGGTTTTGACAACTAAATCAGTTGTGCTACCAATATCATCTACATAAACAAAAATATCTGAGTAGGCACGATAAAGCCGTGCTGATGCAGTTGCATCTAAATAAAATCTTCTATTAGCAATCCGATCAATTGAGCGTGATGCTGATTCAACCAAATCTTCAAGCAAGTCATTATCAGTATTATCTGATATAGACATGTAGGCCTTGATTTGAGTTAATGTTGCATATCCATTTGTTATAGCCATGATCGGTATCCAAATCCTGTACTGCCCTGGGACATTAGACAAACTCCATTCATTAAATACCGATCATAGTTAGAATCCAGGCCACTGGAAGGGTAGCGGCCTGGAAACTTATTGGTTTAGAAACTTGGTGTTGCTAAACCTGTTCCGTTAATTTGTGCAACAGCCTTTGAATAACGCTC